GACGTATGTATTCTTTTTTCTTTTCAAATTTTGTTGTTCCAGCCCAACCGCAATTGTGACAATTGAATAAACCTTTGTCAATATCAACTGACAAACATTTGTCGCGTTTGTTTTTTCGCGTTTGGCTGCATTGTGGACATTGTGTTTTGATTTTGCCGGTTGATTTATTGCCGACATCAATATTAAAATCGTGAAATGTTTTCATTATGTTTTTGTTTTCTAAACGCTAAATTAAAAATTTATTTTAAATATTTCGGCAAATAATAAAATAATTTTTCAATGTTATTCATTTGTTTATATTCAACCTCTAAATTGTTGGTCTTTACAACAAACGACGTTCCGTTAGATCGACTTAAATGTTCGCCTTTTTTTCTTAAAACTGATTTTTCCAATAATTCTTTTTTACTCAAATAACCGCAAATTGTTAATTCATTTTTACGCCTATTCAATGAACAAAAAATATAAATATCACAATCAAATTTTATTTGGTGTTCAACAAAATTATTTACAAAATAGTCTTGAACGTCAACGTTTCGGCCCATTGTTTTAACGTCAATTTTAAATCCTTTGTACTCAAAATCAAAACCGCCGTCAAATCCTTTTGTCCATTCGTGATTTATTCCAAATAACATTTTAACCATTATTTCGCCAACTAATCCAATGAATTGTTGTTCTTTTGTTCCGTTAAATTCAAAACGTTGTCCCATTTCATTTTCATTGACAAACGCCCAAACGTCGTTTTTTAATTCTTTTGGTATGTTGTATTTTTTATAAATAATAAATAAATTTTAATTGTTTGCCGTTTGCTTTTTTAATGTTAGGGTATATTTTTTTTAAAAATTCCCATTTTCTTGTTTTGTGTCGATGCCACATTGTTACGGGGTGTATTCTTTCTCCATTTTCTAAAATATAAAAATCGGCTTTTAATTCATCAATCAATTTGTAATTTCCGGCTTTGTATATTGTTCCATTATTTCCAACGCTTGTGTCACAATATGAAATCAACGCTTTTAAATTTTTATATCGTATTTTTAAAAATTTATGTAGCAATGACAAAGTTATTGTTTCCGAATATTTTGGCATAATATCCGACAACCACATTCGGTCAAATTCTGCAATTTCATTTTTCTTAAAATCTCCGTTTATATTCGGTCTGATTCCATAACCAATTTGCAATGCGCCGTTAATGTTATTTTTATAATAAACTAACATATTTAAAAACGAATTTTTTGTTGGTTTTTTTGAATAATGATATTTAGAAATTAAATTATCCGCTTGTGATTTTTGGCACATTAAAATTTTAATTTCTTTTTTTGGACATTCAAAACCAACTACATAATTTGTCCAATCTTTAATTGGTTGTTTTTTTAATTTAGCCATTCAACACAAATTGTTTTAATTCCTGGAACTCGTTTGTCATCATTAAACCGCGAATTTGAAATTCGTGAATGTCGCCGTTTTTAGTTTTGGCGCCAATTTCTTTTTGACCGTTTGCCGGATTTCTATACACAAAAAATTCTTTTAACCCTTTTATTTTTTGATATCCAACCGGTTTTTGTTTTGCTTTGTGCTGAACCATAAAGCGGTCAATGTATTTAATTCCGTTTTTGTCGGTATTTCTTAATTTAAGAATTGACAAAAAATTGTTTTGCCAAAATTCGTCGTTTCTTAATTCTTTTGAAACTTTGTAAACCTCGCGTAAATTGTAGCCGTCTAAACGTTCGATTTTATCCAAACAATCCAACCATTTGTTTTTTTGTGCGTCCGTTTTAGGCCTATATTTTAAAGGAAATAATTTTGCAAAATGCGAAAACGCCGTTGTTGTTTTTTCTGAATATTGGCGCTTTTTGTATTTTGTACTATTATTATTATTTATATTATTATTATTAGTTAGTATATATATATCCTTTAACTTTTCTTCAATAGGGGTATTTAACTTTTCTTCAATAGGTATTGAACTTTTCTTCAATAGGGGTGCAATGTAAATTCGGCGTTGTTTTATTTGCTTTGTTCCAGGTTCATATATCATTTTTATTTTTATGAATCCGTTTTTTTCTAAATTAGAAATCCATTTTGAAATGCTCGTTTTTGAAACCTCGTAAAGATTTGAAAAATATTCATTGGACGCGAAACAAAACCCTTTGTCATTTGACAATGCGGTCAATTCGCCGTACATTAATTTTTCGTTTGCTTTTAAATCTTTACAATAGCGCACCGGCGCCGGTATTATTGCGTAGTAATTTTTGTTTTCCATTCTGCCAAAAGTAAAAATTTTTTTTACAAAATCAAATTATATTTTATATCGTCACAAAAGGAACGTAATTCGTCGAATATCTTTTTTAACTGATCCAAAGGAATTTCGCCGTCTTCATATTTATACCATAGTAATTCAATCAACAAATCAAATTCAACGCGCGTTGATTTTCCGATATATTCATAAGTGACCGCCAAATTTTCCGGCGATGATTGTGTGAAACGGATTTTTTGATTTTCCGCGTCAAAATAAATTGTGTGATATTTCATTTTTTTGGTTGGTTTTTTAATTCATTTTTAAAGTATTTGTCAATGACATTCACGCAATCGTCGAAATTATTGGTCCAATATACCGCCCATTTGCAATTTTCAAGCCATTTGAGCCACTTTTTTTGGTTGTCCGTAGGTTTGTTATATTTATATTTTAATTCGACCGCTAAACCGCTAAAATGCGCGTTTGGTGTAAAAATCAATAAATCCGGAATTCCAGGTTTCGCGCCTAAATACTTCATTTTGTATTGTTCAAACTTTGTTCTTTTGCCCTCATTCATTGGGTGCGTAAATATGGCGTTTGGGTATTGCATATCTAAATAATTAATAATTGCACGTTGCAATTTGTCCTCACCTTTTAAATATTTTTCGTATGGATTCGCCATTACACAATTGCGTTGTCTAAAGTTTCAATAATATTTCGTAATTCCGCCTTTTCAAATGTTCCGCTTAATTCGTGTTTATACGTTTTAAACGATAATTCGAAATGGTCTTTTTTAACCTCTTTTATTTTAATTTTTATTTGCATTTTATATTCGTTTTAATTTTTTAATTTCATTTTTTAAAATGTCGTTTTCAATTACTAAACAATTGTATTTGTAAAGCATTGATTGTGGCGTTAATTTTTCGGTTTTAAATTCAGATAAAACCGCGATTTTTAAACTTTCGAAATCGGCTTTGAAAAATTCGTCAAACCTCAACCAATCATTGAAATTTTTTAAACCATAAACAACCGACGCGTGATCACGACCGACCGCCGCGCCGATTTTTTTAACTGATTTTTTACTCGTGTGTTTTGCAAGCCAAAAGAATGCACCGCGCGCCATAACAATTTCACGTTCGCGAGTATCTTTTTTTATATCACAATTAAAATGTTTATTTACTTTTTTTATTAAATATTCTAATTCCATTTTTTTAAATTACAAAATTAAACTTCCGTCGTCGTGAAAATCGTTCCAAATGTAGCCGGAAACAATGCCGGTTTCACAATAAATTTTCCAATCGGCAAACGCACGTTTCCACGCTTTGCGCCCTTGTTCAATCATTTCATCGCTTAATGTGTAAACCTCAACCGAAAACGGATAATTCGTTTCAACGGCAATAAATTTAAAATTGTCAATGCCTAACATATCACAATAAAACGCCGCTTGTAAATGATAGCCGTATTTATAAACATCACGACGAAACGCCATTGGCGCGTTGTCCTGGCACGTTTTAACGTCCGAAATAAAGTTTTCAACGCGGTTCAAGCAATCCGGCCGAACGCGTACGTCCAAACCCTCGTGTTTTAAATAATGCGACAATTCGATTTCGCCTTTGCAATATTTTTGTGCCAAATCGTGATTGCGGAAATTGTCCAAAATTTTAGTGATTTTTTCGTGGTCATCAAACGCCACCAATTTTTTGTTTTCCGCCTTTTTTTGTTCAATGGCGAATTGTTCTTTTCCGGCTTTTGTTCGGCGGTCAATTTTTGGCATAACGTGAAACTCGTTGTAGTACGATTCCGGTTCTAACATTGCGCAATGAACCGCCGTCCCCAATGCCATTGCCGAACTTTCAAACGGTTTTTGATTAATAAAATGATAAACCGATTTTTTATGTATTGATTTTAAACCGGACGCGCTAATTCCAGGCGCTGAATGATATTGTTCGTTTGTGTCAAATTGTGCTTTCATTGTGTCAATTGTTTTGTATCGACGTTGCGGTCAATTAAAAAATAGTCGTTAATTTCTGAAATAGTCATTTCTAATTTTTCGATTTTCTTTTGCATTGCATTAATTCGCAAATACAAAAATTCAATTGTGTTTTCCATTTTCTTATGTTTTTAAATGTTTTGTAAAACTAAAAATATATTTTCAATTTACAAAATATTAACATAAAAAAAACGGCTTTCAATCTGAAAACCGCTTTCGTTTTGTTTGTCATTTTACCGATTAAAACGGCAAATCGTCGCTTGCGTCGGCCGTTTCAACGGCTTCCGGTTTAACGTACGGATCGGATAATTTAATTGAAAAAAACTTTCCTTTTGCGCCCTCTTTAACCCACGCCGCAATTTGCTGATTCGTGCCGTCTTGAAGTTTAATCGATCCGGAATAATCCGGTTGATTTTCGCTTGTTTTGTTGGTGTTTTTAAATAAACTTCCGTTTCCGTTTTTGTGTTCGTAACTCATTGTTTTTGTTTTTAAATATTAAACTTTTCGATTATTTGTTCGCGGTATTCTTTTTTCATTTTAAAGCCGGACAATACCTTTTCCGCTTGTTCTTTTGTAGCTTTTAACGTTGCATTCAATTGCGCTTCGGTTAGCCATTTTTTATTGTCGTTTTCCTGGTTTTTAACGGCGTTTTGAACTTCATTAGCCGACGCAATAGACGTGTCAATTCCAATGCCTAAATAACCCAATGCGCGGCCCAATGCCGACGTGAAACCATTTTCAACGAATGACGTTTTGTTTATATAAGACGAATCGCGGTATTCTTGCGAATGCGCCGACGCCATTTCAACGCCTTTTGTATCTGAAATCGTGACTTTAAAAATACCCTCCTTTTCGTCAATGTGAACCAATTGTTCGCATATTTGCCAACCTTTGAATGTTGGTTCGGTTCTGAAATGTTTTAACCGTTCATTGACGGTTATGTACTCTTTTCCTTTGATGTTAATTGTTTTCATTATTCTAAAATTTAATCGTTTATTTTCAATTCAAATTGTGACAAATTAAAATCCGCATTTTGCAAAATAATTATTTCGCCAATGGTAAATGATTCCGGATTTTGTA